GCGAAGGAACAATTCGACAGAGACGTTCTTTTGAACGACGAATATTATAACGGAATAATTAATTGTAGGATAGGTAGAAACCACCTTTCTGGATATTAGAAATATCCTATATAATACTATGAGGAAAATATTATGATTACTGAAACCCAACAAGGTAGAAAAACCAAATTGGAATTATATGAAATTTTAGAAGAAATTTCTAAGGCGCAATCATATGAGCAAAGAGTTGAATTAGTGAGGTCTTTTTCTGAAAAATATATTTCTTTCAAGGATTATATTCGCTGCGTTTTTGACTCTAGGATTCAATTCCTTTTGCCTAATCACCCGCCGCCTTACACACCAGCAGAAGAGAACGCCGTTCCTTCTACTTGGCACAAATTGAACAATCAATTGAAGTATTTTGTTAAAGGATTAAATGCCGATAACATGCACCCATTAAAAAGAGAAACCATGTTTATCTCTATTCTAGAATCTGTACACCCTTCGGATGCTGAAATATTAGTACAAATGATACTTAAAAAAACATCATGCGAAGGTCTTACAGTAGATGTAGTGAAGGAGGCTTGCCCCAACTTGATCATAACTTCCTAACAATAAGCAACAAGGAGTTGCCTATGCTAACGACGAACCAGTTAAATCGTTTAAGAAAAGATAGTAGTGAACTAAATCATTATATTCATAAACTTAACAAAAAGGGGAAATTAAACTTAGCACATAAGGTGGAGAAAAAGAGAGATTATCTAGAATCATATATCTCTGATCTCCAAAACTCTTTTAATCCGGTTCGATAAGGAAGGTGATCAAATATCTCGTTGTCCCCGCAAGGGGACAACGTCACCTACCTCCAAAAAAATAATAATAAAAAATGCTTGAATAATGACTAATAATCGTTATAATAAAACATCGTACCCTGCCCCCCGTAGAATATTCTACAATCCTTATAGATAATTCAGTAAGTCTTTTATTGGAATAATAATATGCCAACATACGATATTCGTATTGCAGATACAGGAGAAGAAAAAGAAATCATTTGTTCTTATTCTTCTCTTAAAGAGAAAATCGATTCAGGAGAATGGATACAGGTGCATAAAAGTACCGCTAACCTAGTCACTCATGTTAACGGTACTTTAAGTAAGACATCTGGGGATTGGAAAAACCTTTTAGGAACTATTAAAAAAGGATCTGGCAGAGGTAATACGATTAAAACATGACCCAAACAAAAAGACAAAAACAAGAAACACAAAGAAAATTGAGGATAGAAGATCTCTATACCTTTGATTCTTTAAGCGATAGTCAAGATAATGCTAGGGAAGCATGGGCAGAAGGAGATAATCTTGTATTAAGCGGTAGTGCAGGAACAGGCAAAACCTTCACTGCATTACTACTTGCTCTGCAAGATGTTCTTGATAAGGGAACACCATGGGAAACAATTCATATAATTCGTTCAGTTGTTCCTACTAGAGAAGTGGGGTTTCTCCCAGGAACAGAAGAAGAAAAACTTTATCCTTTTACTGCTCCATATATTTCTCTTTGTTCTGATATGTTTGGTTTCTCCGGAGCATATTCTCAACTAGTGGATCAAGGAGTTATTAAATTTCATTCTACCAGTTTTATTAGAGGAATAACATTTGATAATGCTATAATTATAGTAGACGAAATGCAAAATTTAAATTTTCATGAACTAGATTCAGTAGTAACTAGAATTGGACTAGATTCTAGAATTATATTTGCAGGGGATTTTTATCAGTCTGACTTTGTTAAATCGTCAGACAGAAACGGGATTAATGAGTTTATTCGAATAATAGAGCTCATGAGCAAATTTTCTATTATCGAATTTGAGTGGAAGGATATAATTCGTTCTGATTTTGTTAGAGATTATATCATGACAAAAGAAATGATACAAAGCGGGAAAATTTAAAATGAATATCGATAGACTTAAAGAAGAAGTGAAAAGAGATGAGGGTGTTGTCTTTGAGATATATAAAGACCACCTTGGTCATCGTACTTTGGGAGTCGGTCATAAAATTACGACCGAAGACCCGGAAGTGGAACTGCCTGCGGGAACTCCGGTCGCCGCAGATAGAGTATATTCTGCGTTTGAGAGAGATATTTTTCTACATATAGAACATGCCGAAGATATATTCGAGGATAATTGGGATACACTTCCAGAAGAAGTTAAACTGATTATCGTTAACATGATCTTCAATCTTGGTCCCTCTGGATTTCGGAAATTCCGAAAAATGATTTCTGCTATTAATAATCGAGATTGGAAAGAAGCAGCAAAGGAAGGTCGAGATTCTCTTTGGTACAAGCAAGTTACAAACCGTGCCGAAAGACTTATGTCTCGACTAGAAAGGGTATGAGTTCAGAAGATCCTAGATTTCACGGAGATTTTTCTAGAAACGAAGTCGAATTAGACCTCGATAAATTCGTAGATTTGTTAAAAGAAAATGCGTCTCTGAAAGATAAGATAAGAGAGCTGGAATTCGAAGATACGCAAAACCCATGGCAAAGGTGGGTGCACTTAGCAAGAACTATAGATGCTTGGAGAATTTTTCCTAGAATCTTCATTAGCGTTTATATGGTTCTACTGATGTATTGCGCCATATGGTTTATGAATTTAACAGAACCGACTTTAGAACAGGCGGGTCTGATCAGCACCGTTATAGGTGCTGGCGCTGCTTGGTTTGGGTTATATACAAGAAGTAATGGAGATGGTGGTAATGATGGGAAATAATAATCTATGAAATACCTTGGTATTGGCGGTAGTTTTATGCATGATGCTGGATTGGCTTTATTAGACGATCAAGGGAATATAACCTTCGCGAGCATGTCAGAAAGGTATACTGGAAAAAAACACGATGGACGCATTCCCCCTGGTATGTGGGAGAACCTTTATTATCCGTTCAAAGACAATATCCAATTAGCAGTAAACGACGATTGGGTAGAAAGGGAAAGATTCCGTCAGGGATATTTAGATAGTTGGAAAGAAGGTCTCCCGCATCATTTCACCGGAGAAAGAATAGAGGAATTGCACGCCAGCGAATACACAAGGTTGGGTGCTATAACTCCGCAACATCATTTATCTCATGCATGCGGCGCATTCTTCACAAGACCTGAATCCTTCGCGAAAGAAGATTGCGTTTTAGCAGTCATCGATGGAATAGGGGAATTTCGCTCTGCTGCAATTTTCGACCACAATTTAAATTTAGTGCAGGAAAGAACGTTCCCGCTTTCCATAGGTTACATATATGCTTGGTTTACCGAACATTGTGGACTAAGATCAAACGAAGATGAGTATGTTGTAATGGGTTTATCTTGCTATGGCGAACCAACTCATTGGAAAGAAGCATATGAATTAATACAATGCATTCCTCAATGGCACCTTGATGATCAAGATGATTGGGATGATTTGGGGTGGAAAAAGAAATACCAAGTAAAGAAATTGTGCATCAATAAGGTAATAAACTATCTTAGTAAAAATTGTAAAAGTCTAGAAGATCAAGCTGCTTCATTACAAAGAGCAACTGAAGAATATGTTTTAGATTTTATGAAAGAAGCAAGAAAATATGGATCTAAACTTTGTTATTCTGGTGGTGTTGCCCAAAATATTATGGCAAATACTAGAATGAGGGATTTGTTTGATGACGTTTGGGTTGATGTTTGTCCCGGAGATGGCGGTTCCTGTCTCGGTGCAGCTGCATATGCATATTGGAAAGATACTGGAAAGGATAGAATTAACTGGACGCACCCATTTCTAGGACACGAAATAGAAGGGACTGTAGATCCAGAAGAAGTTGTATCTCATATCCTAGAAAAAAAGGTTTGCGGAATAGCAAACGGTAGGGCAGAGTTTAGTCCACGCGCATACGGGAATCGCTCTCTTATTGCAGACGTAAGGTACGACGTTAAAGATACCGTTAATGAAATTAAAAAAAGGCAGAAATATCGCCCCTTTGCTCCTGCTATTCTAGAAGAACACGCAGATGAATATTTCGAAGGTAAAATGAATCGCTGGATGCAGTATACAGCGAAGGCGAAACACGGATATAGTTCTGTTACTCATGTTGATGGGACTGGTCGAGTACAACTAGTACCAAAAGATTGTCATTCTGTTTTCCGGAAAGTTATAGAATGCTATTATGAGAAAACTGGCGTTCCTATGCTTCTAAATACTTCTCTGAACATTCGCGGAAAACCCATGGTTAATACTTCCACCGATGCTTTGCATTTTGAATCAGAGTATGGAGTAAAGGTCTTTTCATAATGAAACCGAAATATTTGGGTGCTAGTGGGTTTTTTGGCCACGACGCGAGTTTTT